TGCCTGAACAGGCTTAGAGAAAGCGCTATTACGGGCGCTAACCGTAGCGATGGATGCACCTTGTGCACCTGCGCTAACTTTTTCGCTGTCTCGCATTTTCAGATCAAAAGTTAGTTGCGTATGTACAAAAAGAAGACGTGCCCCCTTTTGTTTGCGAGACAGCGACCACCTAAAAGGTAGGATCACAGGGACACGCCTATTGGTCGTGTAAAATATGTTCTTAGCGATTCGGTTATCGCTGTCTCGCATTACAAATATGGGCAAAGTTTCTGACTTCACCAAATTTGCACGCATATATTTTTCACAAACCGCTGTCATTTTTCTTAATCTTTGAAATCGAGGGCCGAGTAGGAGTCGAACCTACCTTCCCGGGCCGGCCCTTTGGAGCTTTCACTCCTATTTGCTTGCTTGGTCTATTAATGTTTGCTCGCTGGCGGAGCCTTTCGGATATTGCTCTGCCAGCTTAAGCAGAGCTATACGCTCCTTGTTTTTCTGGGCCTCACTTTGCGGACCGTCGTGTAATTGAATCTCGTCGTTCATGGCTTTTTTGTCTTTATATTCTCGAATCGCGCTGTAGCCGAACACGGCCAGAAAAAGCGCGGGAAACGTCATCATTATCATGCCTCGTCGTTTTGCAGGCTCTGCCGAACCTTTATTTTGGCTCGCCTTTCGGCTTGTTTTAAAGCGAGAATTTCGAGTCGGCTGTAAATGATTGGTGAATTCCTGCGCTTACCTTTTCGCCGTCGGCTTAACAACCCCTTGGCTACCTGTTCATCCAGCCACGAAAGGGAAACTTTTAATTCATCCATAGCCTGTCTTTGCGATATTTCAGTATCTTTTCCGAGACCACAAGCCGCCCTCTCCGAGATTTCATCCTTCGCCGGATTGATTTTCTTAACAACAGCATCAGCAATCAGGTCGGTAAGAGATATTATTTCTTCCTTCAAATTCCGTATATCGATCAGGGTGTCACTGTACGCATTCCCTATTCTTGTCGATATTAGTTCTGTCGATTGATTTTTCATGGCTTGAACTGGGCTAAGGCTACAAAAAGGACACGGAGCAGAGGGGCGAGCTTTTCAAGATCGTCCAAAGAGAGTGATTGTAAGCGGATTGCAATCTCTCGATCTGAGAGATTAAGGATAGATTCAGCCTGTTTCGTAGACTGTACGTCTGCACACGACGCACTTTGCGTCGGCTGCAAATTTTTGACACCAGTTCGCATTTGTCGTCAAAAATTTGGTTGATGTATGTATAAAAAGAGGCGTTGCCCCCAAGTTTTGCGAACTGGTCACGACTACGCACGTAGAAGTGGACAAGGGACAACGCCGTTATAGCGTCTACACTATGTACATTTGAAGTGCGTATCGCACCAGTTCGCATTGCAATTTTACGAATTGCATCTGAAATAACCAAGCACTTTTTGATATTTATTATTTCGACTACCATTTCTATCGAGATTTTGCCTGATTATCTTATTGCTTCTCAACCATCAACGAGGCATACACATTGATTCCGCCATCGGTAGTCGGCTCGATGTCGAATTTTATCAGTTCATCGGCATTCTCCTTAATGCCAAGCATGATAGACCGAACGCACCATTCTTTTTCCTCATCAATTTTTGCATCCAGCACTCCTGCGTGCTTAAAAACCTGAACCTGCGAAGCGAGAATGTGCTTCGCACCCGCAACTTTCCTTCTATTATCGATCTTTCCCATAATTCTGATGATTTTTAGGAGTGTGGGCCGGAATCGAACCGGCAACCGTAGCTATCGGCTTTACTTTTTGATTTCGGTTACATCCTGCGAGGGGCTTTAACGAAGGCTTACCCCTCCCGTGCTTCGTATTGCGTATTTGTCCATCAAAAAGTAGTGTCTCCCTATTTCACCACCACACTCACCTTTTACTACTCTTTTTTGATCCGCAACTTCTCGACTGGAACGCCCAACTTCTCTGCAACCTCCGCCATCGATACCTCTACAGAGTCATCGGATTCCGGGGTAGGTTCGGCGACGAGACGGCAGCCATCGTTATATATCTCATCGCAGGTGAACGGTCCTTCAGCGAGTCCGTCATTGTTTTTGAGGATAACAACCTCTCCGCTGCGGAAGATGACTTCGAAGACATCACGACCTTTCGTAATTTTATCCCCCACCTGCCAGTCTTTGTATTCCTCGATTTCCTCTGCAGTCATGAGCAAAGCGAAATCGGAAACATTGTAAATCTTGAGGTCTTCGTCAGAACCGGAGTCAACAGAATAGCTGTATTTATAGCCAAGTTTATTTTTCGCTCTACATCCGTCTATTTCATTCTGGCACAAAAACACATACCCGTGCTCCACTTGGATTTTACCTTCAACAGGTTTCCCATGGAATTTACAGCGAAACCGCCTCCCGCTACAATTCAGTAAATTCCTCATAATCAGAAGATTTATCATTAATTTATACAATTCGGTCCACTATTACGCTGCTAATCTTTGAAGTATAAATTCCGGCTCGTAATCCTTTTCAACCAGCTCGATAACCCGCCCGTTGCGGGAAAAGCGTCGCTGGGTGTCGTGAATGAAAACTTCATGAGGAAGAATCATTAAGAAGAATACTCCAGCAATAATCTGCTTCGCCGTCTCTGAAATATCAATAGAAAAGTTCACACAAAACCACCAAGACACAAGAGCATTGGTTGATCGGCGAATACCAGTCTTGTCGTAAATGTTCTGAATGTGGTTCACGACAGTACGGTAAGATGTGTTCAGTTTATCGGCGATCTCCTTTCCGATGTATCCCCGAACACATAACTCGGCTACCTGCGCCTCTCTTTTAGTTAATATTGAGTCGGTTTTCATAAGCTTCAGGTTCCTAATCACCCCATACATTGCAGGGCCTCACACCGTGTTTGGCAAACGCTTGTTCAATCTTTTTCGCAGCAATAACATCATGCTTCACCTTGCCATTCCTACGCTTACCGAATCCCTGATCCGAAGTAATATTCAGGGCAAGCATAATATCTCTTTTGCATTCAGCCTTCTGATAATCATTCAATAGCCTGAAACCTTTATTAAAGGAAAGTGAGACTTCTGTTTGATTTTGTGATTTCATTTGTATATTTTTACTATTTGCACATCGAAACAAACGGTATAGATTTGCGATAATGTTTGTTTCCTTATGCAAATATACAAACATATACATTAAAATCAAACAATACCTAAGAAATAAATTTGTATTTCTTGGATAAAAACCAACCAAATGGCTGATTTTAACCAAAATAAGAGACTAAAAAAAATTATAACAGAAGTCTACAAGGTATCTCCTGTTGAATTTTCTAAAAAGTACAGGGACCCTAAAGCTGTTAAAACCTATAATATTTTAAGCGAAAGAAACGGCATATCCACCAAGATGTTAGACGAAATACTAACAGCTTATCCAGAGATAAATAAAGTATGGCTCCTCACCGGCGAGGGTCCCATGCTGATAGAAAACACAAATTCACCCAATACCTCGCAAGAACCTATTAACCAAAACCAAAATGATATGAATATCGAACTTGTGAAGATGATCAATCGGAAAGATCGTGAGATCGGTGAATTGCAGGTAACCATCGCTAACCTAAGAGAAGAAATCGGCGCACTTCGGACCAAACTGGAGTCAATGACCTTCGTGGAATCACAATCGCAAAAAAAGGGGGCCGTATAATGTCGAATTTGGACGCATCGTTAAGCTAAAAAGAGATCGATCAATACAAAATTTCGCCCTCGGCGGCAAACCCAAGAAGTTATTATAACGCCATAAAACATCGCAGGCCCTATAATGAATAGGGCTTGCGATATACCAAACATAATATGTCCGGGATAATCAAATTCAGCGACGTGCGCGACAAGGTCGTGCAACTTCGCAATCAAGATGTACTACTGGATTTTTCTGTGGCATAGTTGTACGGAGTGGAGACAAAGGAGATCAACAAGGCAGTCAGGAATAATCCTGATAAATTTCCTGAAGGGTATATTTTTGAATTACAACAGGCTGAAAAACAGTATGTGGTGGAAAATTTTCACCACCTCGAAAATGTCAAATATTCCCCGGTTGTTCCTAAAGCCTTTACAGAAAAGGGTCTCTACATGCTGGCGACCATTCTGAAAAGCCCGCAGGCGACACAG